ATATTAAACGACCATTTAAAGAAAATAGTTCTAGTTGCAATTATTGTCCACTAAAGGGTGATTGCTGGGAAGCATCAGATGGTAGAACAAAGATTGAACCTTTGGAGGTTCGTTCGTGATTAAAGCCTGTATTCAATGTGGCAACGACTTTGAATATAAAACACATAATCAAAAGTATTGTTCTAAAGATTGTTGTAGACTATCTACAAACAAAAAAATTATGGAAAAGTATTATGCTAAAAAAGCTCGATTGGCTGGTGAAGTAAGAATGTGTTCTACTTGTGGAAGTAAATTAAGTAGATACAATCCAGATGCAACTTGTCAAGATTGTCATAATGCAAAAAAGAAAAATAAAGCAAACATAGCAAGGGATGAGATTCTAAATGTCATTAGCAAAACTAGCAAAAGTTAAAGCAAATAAAGTATTAGGTATAGATGCGTCAACCGCTTCTGTTGCTTTTTGTTTATTTGAAGATGGAAAGCCTGTCAAGTTTGGCAAACTTCCAATCGAAGGTGCAGATATTTATGAAAAAATTAAAGATGCAAATACAAAAGCTAGAGTTATTGCTTCATTAGTAGAGCCAGATTATGTTGCTGTTGAGTCTGCTATTATGGTTAGATCCGCTGATGCAGGAATAAAAATTGCTATGATTGTTGGTGCTATCCTTGCACAACTCTTGCGACCACATACAAAAGTTATGACGGTTGCTCCTGTACAGTGGCAATCATTTATTGGAAACAAAAATCCAACAAAAGCAGATAAGGCAGCACTAGAAAAAGAAATTGTTGGAAAGAGTGTATCTTGGTATAAATCTGAAATGAGAAATCGGCGGAAGCAAAAGACTATGGATTATTTTATTAGTAATTATGGTGTAGATGTAACTGATAATGATGTTGGTGATGCTATGGGTATTGCTTATTATGCTTACAAGAATTTAACGGAGAGATAAATGAAACTATATCAGTCTAAAACTTGGTTGACAAAACGATATTTAGTTGATAAAATGGATATTAAAGAAATCGCTAAGGAATGCGGTACAAGTCATCAAACTATTTACAGATATTTGGTGCAGTTTGGATTAGTAAGGGAACAAAGGTCTTGGAAAAAGAAAAATTAGAATTAAATATTAGCGGTATCAACGCTATAGATAACACAGATAACATAAGGGTTGGTGACTTGGTTGCCTTATCTAATATTAAAAACTCACTAAAAAGAATTAACTTTGAGTTAACCACACTAGATATTAATTGTCTAGTTAATATCTCTTTTGGTAGTCCAGATATTCATACTTTTATGCCAGAAGCATATAATATTTTTTATTCTGCTATTAAAAGTGATGATCTTTCACAAGATGAAATCGACTCATTAAATAGAGCGCATGAAGTTTGGACACCAACTAAGAATGGATTTAATATTTTAACTAATTTATTGTCTACAACAGTAAAGTTAGTACCATTTGGAGTTTCTGGTTTCTTTATGCCGACAAAAAGAAAAACAAATGATGTATTTAGTTTTGTTCATATTGGAGAGCAAGATGGTAAAAAAAGTACACAAGAAGTAGTTGATGCATTTATCAAAGAGTTTGGTCACGATGAAAAAGTAAGCCTAACTTTAAAAACAAGATCAGAAGAGTTTGATATTGTTATAGACGATGGTAATGGCAATCTTGTAAGTCCAGATGTTATTTATAAGAATATACATCTTGTAAATAAAGTATTTTTTCCAGACCAATATCTAACTTTTATTCAAACAAAAAATTGTTTGGTTTATCCAACAATAGAAGAAGATTTTGGTTTTGTTCCATTAGAATGTATGGCTACAGGAATGCCAGTTATTTCTACATCTGATTGGTCAGATTATGCCGATGAAATTACATATAAATTAAAAGATACATCTGTTGAATCTATTAGATTTTCAATGAGAGAAGCATATGAAAATAGAGAAAATGATGTAATTAATTCATTTTATAATGCTTTTAAGATTCATAGAGAGTGGACTTGGGATGAATTGTTTATTGGCAAAGCATTAGATAGATTAAAAATTGCTTATAATGAAGAAATTATAAGTAACAGTAATGCAAATCTAAAAGTTGGATTTACTGGTATTAATCATATTGGTGGGTGGGAAGAACAAATTACTGGATATTCTATTTCTGGTAAAGCTATTTTTGATTCTATTAAAAAAGCTGGCGTAAATATTGATTACACTAACCTTACTGCACCGATTAGTATTTCTTACTCTAATCCAGAGCTTCACATTATGTTTTCAAAACCTTACAATGTTTTGTATTCTTGTCACGAAACGACTGGTCTTTCAAATGAATGGACAAGTTATTTAAACAAGGGAGATGAGATTTGGGCTTCATCTACTTGGGTTGCAGAAAGTTTTAAAAAAACTGTTTCTAAGCCAGTATATATAATGCCTTTAGGTATTTCAGATGATTGGAAGCCAAAGAAAAGAAACGTTACTGAAAAATATATTTTCTTACATAATGGTGAGCCATCTATTAGAAAAGGTGGACAAGCTACGGTTGAAGCATTTATTGAAGAGTTTGGTAATAATGAAAATGTAATTCTTATTATTAAAACATATGAAAGTGGTAACACTATTAGAATAGATGATGGTAATGGAAACTTTGTTTCTCCAGAAAGAGTTTATTCAAATATTTTAATTGTTGAAAATAACTTAACACAAAAAGAATACTTATCTTTACTTTATAAAGTTAATTGTTTAGTCTATCCATCTTGGGGAGAAGGATTTGGACTAATCCCCCTTGAAGCTTTAGCAACAGGCATTCCAGTTATTTCTACTTGGGAGTGGGCAGAGTATAAGGATGAGATTAAATATAAAATAGAAAGCGATCTTGTTGATTCTCAAGATAACATAACTGATTCAGAATTAAAAAGAATATATTTTGGTGAAAAATATCTTCCAAAAATTGAATCTATACGATATAATATGAGAAAAGCTTATGAGAATCATTTAGATGATATAGAAAGTGCTTATAATAGAGCATTTAAGATTAATAATGATTGGAACTGGAGAAATATTGTGGAAACATATCATATCCCTAGACTTAAAGAAATTAATGAGGAGTTAAAAAATGTTTGAGCATGAATATAAGAACGACTTTGGGTTAAATGAATTGATTGATTTTGCCTTAGAAGCACCAGCAGGAAAAGAAATACTTGCAGAAGCTATCTATGTTACAAAGATGTTAATACAAAAGAATATTTCTTATGGTAATTCTGCCCTATATCCTGCATCTATTTTTAGTAAGGGTACGGCGGTAGAACAACTATCTGCCCGCCTTGATGATAAACTAAATAGAATTAAGAATAACCAGACCTTTGAAAACGAGGGTATGGTCGATGCAGTAGATGATATCTTAGGATACTTAATCTTATTAAAGATAGCAATTAAAAATCAACTTAAGGAAGATATTTAATGCCAACATATCAATATACTTGTGGTGATTGTGAATTAGCACAAGAACTAAAAAGAACTATTGATGAAAGAGACAATGAAGTCTTATGTGAGCAATGCTCACAAACAATGAAGAGAACATTCAACGCTCCTACCATTACATTTAATGGTCCAGGATTTTACAGTACAGGTGGCTAAAATGGCTAAAAGAAAAGTAGAGATTCAATACAATCCTAATTGGACAATTTGGTATGAATATCAACACGGAAAAGATTTAATAGTTCCAGGAACTGAACTAAAGATTAAATATGAGCGTGGTATTTATAAGTTTGAAAAATATGTAATTAATTCAAAAACAAAAACAGAATGGCTTGATGTAGTTGGTCCAACAGGATATCGTTCCTTTTATCCAGAACAATTAAAGGGTATAATTAAACCTAAGAGAAAAAGGATAAAAAAGAATGTCTGAACTAGAACTTGCTGACCGTTGGGAGCGTATTAATACTGTTGCTTCCGAGTTTTTGAAGGGGAATACAAACCCTACTGATATTGCTAGGTCGACTGGTTTTAAAAGAGCAGATGTTGTTGAATACTTAGAGGAGTGGCGTTATGTTATCAAGAGCGATAGGCAGGTTCAGATTCGTGCTAGAGAGGCTCTTACAGGAGCTGATCAGCATTATTCTATGCTTATTAAAGAAGCTTGGTCGGTAGTAGAAGAGGCAACTCAGTCTGCTCAATTAAATCAAAAAACAACAGCACTTAAATTAATTGCCGATATCCAACAAAAACAAATAGATATGCTACAAAAAGCAGGTATGTTAGACAACACTGAAATGGCAGAAAAGATTATTGAGTCGGAAGAAAGACAAGATGTTATTATGTCTGTTATCCGTGATGTTGTTTCTGACTGTGATCATTGCAAGATGTTAGTAGCAGAAAAGTTATCTAGAATTAGTGATAAGGCAGAACCTATTTAATGTTTGAAGATGTATTAGACCTTCTTGGCGGTGACGAGTTTGATGAAAAACCAGTTATGCTAGAAGAGTTTGTTGTATCTGAAGACTATCTTGGATTACCACCACTATCTGATTATCAGTATCAATCTATTCGTGCTATGAGTCAGATTTATAAAAAACAAACTTTGCTAAATCTTTATGGTGAAGATGAAGGTCAGAAAAGATGGAAGCAAACTTGTAATGAAGTAATCCTTCAGCTTGGTAAAGGTTCTGGTAAAGACTATATGTCTACCATCGCCGTTACGTATATGGTTTATCTTTTGCTTTGTCTTAAAGATCCCGCTAAATATTATGGCAAACCTCCAGGAGACTCTATTGATATTCTTAATATTGCTATCAATGCTCAACAAGCACAGAATGTTTTCTTCAAAGGATTTAAAACTAGGATTGAGAGATCCCCTTGGTTCTTGGGCAAATACACACCAACCGCTGGTGCAATCAAGTTTGACAAAGGTATTACCTGCCACTCTGGTCACTCTGAAAGAGAGTCTTGGGAAGGATACAATGTCCTTTGTGTGATCCTTGATGAGATTTCTGGTTTTGCTACAGATTCTACATCAGGTCACGATCAAGCAAAGACTGCCCAAGGTTTATACGATATGTATCGTGCATCAGTAGACTCGCGTTTCCCAGACTTTGGTAAAGTTGTTTTGCTTTCATTCCCTCGTTACCGTAATGATTATATACAACAAAGATATAATGCGGTGGTAGCAACAAAAGAAATTCTTACTAAAGAACATACATTTAAGCTTGATGAAGAAATGGAAGATGAAAGACAAGACAATTATTTTACTGTTTATTGGGAAGAAGACATAATTGAAACATATAATTTTCCTAAAGTCTTTGCCCTCCGTAGACCAACTTGGGAAATCAACCCAACAAGAAAGATTGAAGATTTTAAGATTGCTTTCTTTACCAACCCTATTGATGCCCTATCTCGCTTTGCTTGTATGCCTCCAGATGCAGTAGATGCTTTCTTTAGGTCAAAAGAAAAAATTGAAACTTGTTTTAGAAGCCCAAGTCTTGCTGTAAATGATGAAGGAAGATTTGCTGAGTGGTTCCAACCTAATCCAGAGAAACAATATTTTATACACGTTGACCTTGCACAAAAGCACGATCACTGTGCGGTATCTTTAGCACACGTTGATAAATGGGTAAAGGTAAATACCTTTAACAACTATGATGTAGTTAATCCATATGTTGTTGTTGATGCTGTAAGATGGTGGACACCAACTAAAGATAAAACTGTAGAATTCAAAGATGTAAAAAATTATATTCTAGAACTTCGTGCTAGAGGATTTAATATTCGTAAAGTTACATTTGATAGATGGAATAGTTTAGATATTATGAATGAACTTAAGTCTCTTGGAATCAATACAGAAACACTATCTGTTGCCAAAAAACATTATGAAGATATGGCTATGCTTGTGGCGGAGGAAAGAATACTTGGTCCATCAATTAATCTATTAACAGAAGAGCTATTGCAATTACGTTTGATTCGTGATAAGGTAGATCACCCAAGAAAAGGCTCTAAAGATCTTGCAGATGCTGTATGTGGTTCTATTTATAATGCTATTGCAGGTACTCCAAAAAATATTGGTGAAAGAGAAATAGAAATACATAGCTTTGGTGACTTTAAATCTGATAATTCAAAAGAACTTGGTGAAAATGTTATTGAAGGACCATATAGACACAAGATAAGTGAAACTAAAGAAGATATTAGTGACTACATAGGTAGAATGGGTATGGTTTAATGTTTGATATATTTAATAATGATGATGAGGAAATGACAGAAATCATTAACAAACTTGTAGAAGATGGCTATCTTATTAAGATGGGTTATGATGGTAATAATGAGCCTTTATATCAAACTACCCCAAAATTTAGAAAACAGTTCCCTGAGTTTTATGAAGACCAGATTAAAGAAACAAATGAAACCATATTTGAACTATGGAATATGGGGCTTGTAGATATGACTGTAAAAGAAGAAATTAATGATTGGGTAGTTATCCCAAATGAAAAAACATATAGTTGTGATTTAGATAGTTTAACTAGTCATCAACAAAATATGATTAATTATATTAGAGGAAAATCCTGATATAATATGGTTATGGATAAAGGATTTAAAGCAACATCAGGTATGAAAACTGCTGCTGCAAGAGCATTAAAATGGCACAAAGAAGGCAAACGTGGTGGTACATCAGTAGGTTTTGCTAGAGCCAATCAAATAGTAAACGGTGAAACATTAAGCGAGTCTACTATTGCTAGAATGTTTTCTTTCTTTTCCCGCCACGAAGTGGATAAAAAAGCTGAAGGTTTTAATGGTGGAGAAGAAGGCTATCCAAGTCCAGGCAGAGTTGCTTGGGATCTTTGGGGTGGCGATTCAGGTTTTGCTTTTGCAAGGCAAAAATGGGGACACATTAAGTCTATGAAAAAAGTAGATTTACCAGAAGATATAGAAGAATAATAGTTAAAAACTATTGACAATCGATTAGAAATAGGATAATATATATATATGACAAACAATACAACATTTGAAAGCAAGGTTGCTTATGTGGCAACATCATACTACCGCCGTTTTGATGATATTGAGGAAGGCTTTGATACCACTAATGAGTATCCAGCAGTTCTTCGTACCATCTTCACACGGCACGATATGGCTGGTGCAATCGCATTAGCACTCTTTAATGGTGACATTGAAGCAAAAACAGACACTGCTCGTAATTGGATTGAAGAATCTTATGATGTGCTAGTTGCTGTATTCGGTGATCCACAGGTTGAAACAGAGATCCCTGAGACATCAGCAGAAGAAGTTAAGGCAGCTAAAAAGCCTGTTGCAAAGAAAACTGCAAAATAATTAATTGTCCCCCACAGTAATCCTGTGGGGGATTTTTATCGATAAAGGATTTAAATGAAAAAAGCATTAATTACTGGAGTTACTGGACAAGATGGTTCTTATCTTGTAGAGTTTCTTTTAGAAAAAGGCTACGAAGTTCACGGACTTAATCGTAGAACATCTACTCCAAATGGTGGTAGAATAAATCACCTAATAGGTGCACCAAATTTTTTTATGCACGATGGAGATTTAACAGATTCTGGATCGCTCACACGAATTATTGATTTAATTAAACCAGATGAAATTTATAATCTAGGTGCACAGTCACACGTTGGTCTATCATTTGATTTTGCAGAAGCAACAGCAGATATTAATGCTCTTGGACCACTTCGCATTCTTGAGGCTATTAGATTACTTGGTCTTAATACAAAGTTTTATCAAGCATCTACTTCCGAGATGTTTGGTAAGGTTCAAGAAATTCCACAATCGGAAACAACAGATTTTTATCCACGTTCACCCTATGGTGTAGCAAAACTTTATGCTTACTGGATTACCAAAAACTATCGTGAGTCTTATGGAATGTTTGCTTGTTCTGGTATTCTTTTTAATCACGAATCTCCAAGACGTGGCGATAATTTTGTTACACAAAAGATTGTAAAGGGTTTACACGCTATCTCTAATAAACAACAGGATTGTCTATATCTTGGCAACATAGATGCTATGCGTGATTGGGGTCACGCACAAGACTTCATTGAAGCTATGTGGATGATTCTACAACAAGAAGAACCAGATGATTTTGTTATTGCTACAGGCAAAACACATTCTGTTAGACACTTCATTAATATTGCATCAAAGTATTTTGGTATGAATATTGAATGGAAGGGCGAAGGACTAGAAGAAGTCGGCATTGATACTAATACAGGTAATACCGTTATTAAAATTAGTCCAGAATTTTTTAGACCAGCAGAAGTTGATCTTTTAGTAGGCAATATTAATAAGGCTATTACAAAACTTGGTTGGCAACCTAAGCTATCTTTTGAACAACTTGTAGAAGATATGTGTAAAAATATTACAAAAACCTTGTAATTTTTTAACAAAGGTGCTATAATATATTTACGGAGGAAGTGGATTTCTCTCACGACAGTCCGCTTCCTCTTTTTAACCACTACTACCATAGGAGTATAATGAATACTATAATGGAAACTACTGAGCAAGAACGTCAATTAAAGATTGCAGACCGTTGCGATAAGTGTGGCTCTCAAGCGTTTGTGCTTGTTAAGGGTGTAATTGGAGAGCTTTATTTTTGTGGACACGATTATGCAAAAAATGAAAAAGCATTAGAAAAGTTTGCTTATGAAGTTATTGATGAAAGAAATTATATTAACGAGAGATCCGCTTCAAGCAATTAATTGTTTGGGGTATTAGCTCAGTCGGTCAGAGCAGCAGACTCATAATCTGCCAGTCGTAGGTTCAAGTCCTACATACCTCACCAAGCCCCCATAGCTCAGAGGATAGAGCGATAGGTTTCTACCCTACAGGTCGGGAGTTCGAATCTCTCTGGGGGTGCTATAATTGAATACAAGGGGATGTATAGTTTCGACTCTATATGGAACTTTATACAGCAGCACAAGACAGTACTTGTAAAACTAAATAAAAATAAATGGCGCAACACAAAACGCTCTCGCTTTAGCTGCATAAACTAAAGCCGTCTGACGACTAGATAGGAACAGAAAGTCGTATAAATAGTAAGAAAAAATGCTAGACAAATCCGCTGATATACTGTATAATGGAAAATATAAAGGACGGCGGTGCAAATCCGCCCATCTCCACAAAGGATAATAATGAGTTACAACGAATGGAAGTTTGAAAAAGTGTCAAAAGAATCTAAAAAAGAATCTAATAAGTTTATTTCAGTAGATGATTTTATTACTGCATATACTTTTGGGTTACAGGAATACCTTGCTCGTAGAACATTAGATGTAGGTCACGTTGAAGATCTTGCTGTAGAAAATGCGGCATTTGCAGAAGCGTTTTTGATTACAGTCAGTGTGTTAAATGAAAAATAATAACTATCTTGTTCCAGCATTAATTGCTACGGTATTTTTATTTTGGGTGTTTATGATTACATCAGGTATTGTACATTCATTTTTACCAGTAGTACCTGCTCTTGGATATTTAGAAGTAGTTGTTCTTAACTTCTTTATTGGTTTAGCAAAATTTTTTATATTTGGGGCAAAGAAGAAATAACAATGCCTGAATTATTTTGTATATGTGAACACAAAGAATGGGAACACATTCTTGGTCGTGCCTTGTGTACAAAATGTGAATGTAATAGATTTGAGGAAAATAAATGATAGTAGATAAAGTTTTAAAACTTGCAAATAAAATTGGTCTGGAATATGAAGATCTAGCTGATCTTTCATTCACAGATGCAATGATGAAGATAGAAGAAACAATGGATTTTTGGAAGGAAATAGAAGGTAATGGGAAAACATTTAGACAAGATTAAAGAAGCACTTGAGATTAGAATTAAAAATACACCTAATAGAAGTGGATATAATACTCCAGGAAGTATGAATAAAAAGAAAACTGGATATAAAAAGCGTGGTTCTGGTAGATAATCATTGACTTTGCCGTCTATTTATGATAGACTAGAATTATGCGATTCAAAACCAAGGTTTTGATTCCCGCTATTGCGCTTCTTGTAAGTTTACTTACATCGCTACCAGTAGCCCAGAGTCAAGCCAACGCTAATGAAAAACAAAATAAGTGTGTTGTCCCAAAGACATCACGCAATTATCAAAGATTACCATTTGCAAAACCTGCTTATAATCAAGCATTTGCAAGAACCTATATGGCTAATAAATATGGCTGGTGTGGTAATCAATACCCTTGTTTAGTAACATTGTGGAACAGAGAAAGCGGTTGGAGAGTAAATGCTCACAACCCATCATCTGGTGCTCACGGTATCCCACAATCACTTCCAGGAAATAAAATGGCAAGCGCAGGTCCTAATTGGTATAGTGATCCTCATACACAAATAAAGTGGGGATTAAAATACATTAAGAACCGCTATGGAACACCTTGTTCCGCTTTGTCATCTTGGAACCAAAAAGGCTGGTACTAAATAAAAGTTCCTGAGCAAGACAATAAACTGCTCGCCAGCGAGTGTTGCATAATGGTAGTGCATCATCCTTCCAAGTTGACTGTGCCAGTTCGATTCTGGTCACTCGCTCCAATCTCCCTTAGCTCAATCGGCAGAGCGTCAAACTGTTAATTTGAATGTTCCAAGTTCAAGTCTTGGAGGGAGAGCCAAGCCTCTATAGCTCAGATGGTAGAGCAACAGACTTTTAATCTGTGGGTCGTAGGTTCAAGCCCTACTGGGGGTACATAGGGGAATTAGCTCAAATGGTAGAGCACTGCTTTTGCAAGGCAGGGGTTAGGGGTTCAAGTCCCCTATTCTCCACACAGATATAGCTCAGATGGTTAGAGCACCAAACTGATAATTTGGGGGTCGGTAGTTCAAGTCTACCTATCTGTACCATTCCTCGTTCGTCTAATGGCAGGACCGCAGTTTTTGGAGCTGCTTATCATAGTTCGAATCTATGGCGAGGAGCAAAATAATGTATAATAAGATTGGGTTTAACCCAAATAAATTATAAAAGGAATGATGTTAAATGGCATTACCAATTAAAGGTGGAAAAATCGGTACACCTTACGGTAAAAAAGGAGATGTTTGGTCTCACGGTATTCACAAAGGAGTAGATATTCCTTGCAAGGCAGGTACAGATGTACTTGCAGCGGTAGGTGGAAAAGTTGTAGGAATCGGTACTTGGGG